CCATCTCATTCACAGAACCCAAAGAAAGACCCTCTTCCACATAATAAGAAGGTCGCATATATGAAAAAGATGTTCCCAAAATACAAGAAGAACATCAAGGTCAGTCGTGCAAGAAACGTATTCGATATCGCAGTTGAATTACATAACAAAGGACATAAAGCAATTGTCATGGTTGTTGGTTCTGACAGAGTAGATGAGTTTGCAAACCTATTAGACAAATATAATGGTGTAGATGGTAGACACGGTTTCTATGGATTTGATGATATCAAAGTTGTATCTGCTGGAGAACGTGACCCAGACGCAGAAGGTGTAACAGGAATGTCGGCATCTAAGATGCGTGCTGCCGCTGGTGCAAATGAGTTTGACCAATTTAAACTTGGTCTTCCAAAAGGATTTAAGGATGGTGAAAAACTGTTCAAGGATGTTCGTACCTTTATGGGCATCAAAGAAGAATACAATCTAACACTAGAAGAACTAAATCGTGACCTATACATTCGTGGAGAGATTTGGAATGTCGGTGATGTTGTGAAAACAACTGAAGGTGACGAAGGTACAATTATTCGTAAAGGTACAAACTATGTTGTGTTTGAGGACTTGAGAAGAGTGTGGTTACACAACCTTGAAGAAGTCAAACAGGACAAAGATATCAAAGACAGAGAAGGTACACAACCAGCAAAGTATTATGCAAAAGATGCTGATGGTGACGAAATGTCAACCGCAACTAAAAAGAAACGTGCATCACACTTTGCAAAGAAAAAGTCTGGCCCTGCTCCAGGCGATGCGAATGCAGATACAAAACCATCTAAACATACTAAGAAATTCAAACAGATGTTTGGTGAAGATGACCCTTGTTGGGATACTCACAAACAAGTCGGAACTAAAATGAAGAACGGTAAAAAAGTTCCTAACTGTGTTCCGAAAGAAGAAGTTTTAGATGAAAAGATTGCTGGGTTAGTCACAAAGGCAGAAAAGTCTGGTATGCCATATGGTATTCTAAAAAAAGTATATGACAGAGGAATGGCTGCATACAAGACAGGACATAGGCCAGGCACTACTGCACAACAGTGGGCATTTGCAAGAGTCAATTCGTTTGTAACCAAGTCATCTGGTACTTGGGGTAAAGCAGACGCAGACCTTGCCGCAAAAGTTAGAGGTAGTAGTAAAAAAGAAGTATATGAAATTGGAAAAGATTATGGTGACCATACTCGTAAGGTAACACCAGGCCAATCTGCAACTAAAGAATCAGTGAAAGAATGGTACTTGGATGAGAATACGAGAGATAAATATGAAGAAAGATTTGGTGATAACTGGTTAGTAAAACTAACAGAGACTTATAATAAGATGTTATCAAAACTTCCTTGTTGTGATGACTGCGATGGTTTGTATGAACACACTATTGTAGAATCTGAGTATCAAGGGAAGAAAGTAAAACTCAACGACCCAATTCGTACAAGCGAAAACCCAAACAAGAAGTTTAAGGTTTACGTTAAAAACGAAAAAGGTAAGGTTGTTGTAGTTCGTTTTGGTGACCCAAATATGTCTATAAATCGTGATGACCCAAAAGCAAGGAAGTCATTTCGTGCAAGACACGGTTGTGATACAGACCCTGGCCCTAAGTGGAAAGCAAAGTATTGGAGTTGCTACCAATGGCGTGGTGGTGCAAAGGTAGATAACTAAAGGAAAAAACAATGAGTAAATATACAAAAACCATGAGAGATGCCCTTGCAGAAATGACAGAGGCGTTCTCCACAAAACAAATAAAAATGGCAATCGGTATTGCATCAGATAAAAGATATGCTGGTGGTAATATGACAGGTGCTGTTAAACAAATTGAGAAACTTAAAAAGGGATTGTCTGACCATCCACAAGTCGCTGCTGTTTTGAAAAGACAAAACGAAATGTATGATTCAGATACAGAACATACTAAAGACCCAAAGAGTCATGTCAAACTTAATAAAGAAACTGGTAAATACTGCGTTTACGATATGAAAGATAAGAAGGTTGCAGAGTTTGATACAAAGGACGAAGCAGAAGCATATTCAATAAAAAATCATGATGCATTGATGAATGAACAACAACTAGATTATGGAAGTATTGATGAAGGTAGAATGAAAGAACTTCATGGTTACATTGCAAAGGGAATGTCTGCTGAAGACATTGCAAAGAAAATGAAACTTGATTTGAAAACAATCAAAGCACTTGTGAAAGAAGAAGTTGAACAAGAAGAGTGTGAGTGTTGTGAAGAAACACCATGTGTCTGTGAAGATGATTGTGAGTGTAAGTCACTTGGTGAAAATCGTGCGGCAAGAGATGCAAAACGAGCAATGTCAAAAGATAAGGATATGCAACAAAGACCATTTGATAAAGATGATAAAGCATCAATGATTGATACTATGAAAGCTAAAAAGAATATTGTTGTTCAGTTAAAGAAAGCAACGAACTTGGGTGGTAGTAAACCGATTGAATTTGATAGTGGCCCATCTAAAAAGATTGACCCAAAGTTTGCAAAGGCTGCTTTAGATAAGTTGAACAAAATCAAAAAGTCAGATGATAGGTTGAAGTTCCAAGCAAAACTTTCAAAGTCATACAAAGATATGTTACAGGCACTAAAAGAAGACTTTGAACTTGTCGAAGCAAAGTTTAGTGATGATATGATTGATAAACTTAGAAAAGCATATGAACCATTGAAAGGTAAAAAGATTCCACCAGGCCCTTTAATGAAAATATTTGATAAAATTGATTCAAATGAAGATGGTTTGAAACAATTGTATAAAGCAGATATACCTTTTGTTAGTGTGATGGCAATGTCAAGACTTATGCTAAGACACAATTATAAAGCAACTGACATAAACAAACTTGGTAAAATCAGAAGAGAAGATTTCGTACTTGATAAAGCAATCAACGAAGCGGTCAATTACAATTTTGCCGCAGTAGATAAAAAGGGTAAAGTCATTGGTTTTTCATCTAAGGAATCTGATGCAAAGGATATGGCAAGAAGAAACAAAGGTAGAGTTGTTACTCTAACAAAACCTCTTGCACCAAAAAAGGGTGATATGATGGTTAACAGACCATTCCCAGATGAGATGGATAAGTTTCCAACTAATACGAGTGCAACTCAAGGTAAACGTATGGAAGAAGTTGAACTTGATGAAAGAAAGTTTGAAGCTGGTAAGTCTGCATCTGGTTACGATATATTCCATAAAGACTTTTCATCTGCAATGCAACACGCAACTGCATTTGCAAAGAAAAAAGGACAACCAATCAAGAAAGATGAGATTGACAATAAAGTTGCAACAGGGCCTAAAAAACCTAGTTCTGGTAAAGAAAACTCATATACTCTTGAAACTGAAAAAGGTAAGATGTGGTCTGTCCAAGTGTACAACATGGGTAGTAAATTTGAACTTAATATGTACTTAACATCATCCCATGTTCCAGAGGGTGAAGAACTTGATGAAATGAAGATGAATGACCCTAAGTTAAACAAAATCTTTGATAAACTAAAGAAGGGTTCTAAGGTTAAACTAAAAACCAGTTCCACAATTAGTCAAGGTAAAGATTATGTGGAGTACATTGTCAAGTCAAAGAACACAGTAAATAAAGGTAGAGTGGAAAAGATTACACTTGCAACTGTGGGTAATGAGAAGGCAGTCAAGAAGTTCCTATACAAGAGAGATGGTCAAGTAACATTTGCTATCGGTGATATGGGTGCATCTATTGACGATATTAAAGAGAGTACTAATGAAGTACCAGAAAACATGGCTGCGTACCTTGCTGCTATAACAAAACAACTAGGAGAAAGATAATGTCAAAATATTTTGATACAAAACCTGGCAGTCTTGAAGAAGCAGTAAGTTCTGCACAACAAGCTGCAATCGCCATTTCCAAAAAGGAAAAGGAAAAAGAAAAGAACGAAGACAAAGGACAGTTTTCATTTGTTGCTGCTCAAGCAAAGAAAAACGGTGACAAACAGTTTACTTTTGCTGGTAAAAAATACGACACGGAAACTGAAGAGTTAATCAAAGAGGAAACTCTTGACGAAAAGGTTGAGTATGTTGAGTACAAATTCAAAAACAAGAATGATGCAATGGCAGCAAAGAAGATGCTTGATGCAGTTCAGTTGATGAAATTTGATATCAATGATGACAACATCTCTGGTGGTGAACTCATGGTTGATGCTGGTTCAAAAGACATGACCAAGTATCACAAAGAAATCATGCAGAAATTCAAACCAAAAGTCATGAAGTCTGAAACCAACAAGAACGACAAGTCTGATGACGGTGACGGTCTTGATGCAGTTCAACCTAAAGCGGTTAAGAAGAAGTTTGATGACCGTAAGGATAAAGACATTGACAACGATGGTGACGTAGATGACTCTGATAAGTTCTTACATAAAAGACGTAAGGCAGTTTCAAAGTCAATGGGTGAATCACTAATGTCTGTTGCAGAGTCCGTAAAAGCAATGTGGGATGAAGCTGCAAAGAAAACTGAGTCTCAAGATATGGAACAAGACAAAGACGGTGATGGCATGGACGATGACGGAAAGGCAAAGAAGACTGCAAAGAAGACTGACTCTGGTAAAGATATGACAGAAGTTGAAACCTCTGTTAAAATGCCCAAAGTAAAAAATGAGAAGAATAAAGTCTAGTGAAACAATTCGATGAAGTATATAATTTGGTGGCAGAAGAGAACGAAGAACTTCCAACCATCTATTGTGATATGGATATGGTGCTTTGTAACTTTTTAAAGGGTTCAGAGGAAGTACTTGGAGTACCATTTCCAAAAGCAGACAAAAGGGAGAAGTGGATTAAGATTTCTTCCACTAAAGACTTTTGGGCAAACCTTGATTGGATGATGGGAGCTCAAAGAATGTGGACATTTATAAACAAATATAATGCACACATTTTATCTGCATATTCAACCCAAGACCCAAATAGTCGTAAAGGTAAATATGCATGGTTAAAAAAGAATGCGAAACTAACTAAAAAGTCTCGTATTCATTTAGTATTGAGAGCAGACAAACAAAAATTCGCAATGATTAATGGTAAATCAAATCTGTTAATTGATGATTATATTAAAAATATTCACGAATGGGAAGCAATGGGTGGAATAGGGGTACATCATACGTCACCTAGTAATACACTTGCAGAACTGAAAAGATTAGGTTTCAAATAACATAAATAGAAGAGATAAACTCTTAAATAAGGAGAAAGACTATGGCCCTATGGGGAAAAACGGATGCAGATGAAGCCAAACCAAAGTGGCTCACTGCTGACCAAAAAGCAAATACATTTGCAGATTCCAGAGGATGGGTTTTCACTCAGCCTGGTGGTGGAGAAGAAATTCTCTGTGCAATTAGTGAATTAAGTGCTGGACTTAATTCTGGTGACATTACTGAAGTTCGTTTCGTACAGGCTGCATATGCTGCTGGTTCTAGAACAATTGCAGTAGATGTTTCCTTTAACGAAAAGGTAACCGTAACTGGCACACCTAGAATTACTGTTGCAAACGGTAACCAATCTAGTGCTGGAAATGGTAACTATACATTAGACTATGCAAGTGGTACTGGTACTAATAAACTAAGGTTTAGTAAAGCATCACAAACTGTATCTGCAACTGATGTTCTAACAATCGGTGGTGCTGGTTCTGCAGCAGTTACTTTGAATGGTGGAACTATTAAAGATACTGATGCGTCAACATTAGGTTCAATCACAATTGCTACTGCAACTGCTGGTTCTACAACCTTCCCAACTGCTGCTGTTGAGGCAGATGTGGACTCATTAACTGTAGGTACAGTTAATACACTTGTTGCGAAAGTACATAGTGCAACAGTTGCCGCTGGTGGTTCTAACTATGCAGTGGGTAACGAGATTACTATTGCAAACGGTTTCGGTACAGGAACTAACGCAGTACTAGTAGTTGCAACAGTCAACTCTGGTGCAGTATTAACTGCAACAGTTAAACCTGCTGCTCCATGCGCATACTCTGCTATCGCTGGTGGTGTTACAGGAATTGCACAACAATCAGTAAATACTGGTAGTGGTTCTGGTGCAACATTTGACTTGACACTTGCTGTCGCTTCACTTGCAGTGAACGCCGCTGGTGCTGGTTATGAAGACGCACCAACTATTACACTTGCTGGTACAGGATTGGTACAATCCGCTACTGCTGTAATGGCTGGTTCTTCAATCGGACTTGCAACAACTGGTGCAACTGCACAAACACGAACTGTGACTTCATAAGTAATTACATAATTTTAAATAATGGAGATATAATATGTCAGCATTGACTGAAACTGAAATTAATATTAGAAAACAGACATTGGATGCAGAACTTGCTCAACACAAGTCTGCACTCAATGAACTGGAACAAAAGAAGACAAATATCACTGCACAGATTTATGCCGTAAGTGGTGCAATTCAACAGTGTGATTTGTTCTTACAACAATTAAATGATGGTAACGATAAAAATGTTACCAGTAGCATTCCATCTGCATCTAAAAAGAAAAAGGGTGCAAACGATGTCGCCGCTGCGGTGATGAGTTGATGGTTTATAGGAGATAAGAAATGGCAGATAAAAAAATTACTGCGTTAAGCGATTTGGGAAATGCAATTGCATCTGAAGATTTACTTCATGTAATCGACAGTCCATCTGGTACACCAGTTAATAAAAAGATTAGTGTTGCAAACCTGTTCAATAACATTCCAACTTATATTGCGTTGGATGGTACTGCACAGACTATTACAGGTAGTGTTTCACCTAATACAACCACTTCAATTACACTCGTTGATTTGAGTGGTGTTTCAACAAGTACAACGGCAACTGGAACTTTAGGTGACGGTACAAATGGTCAAGTCAAAATTATTGTCATGACTACTGCACCATCGTCTAGTTCTTCATATCGTGTAACTGTAACTAATTGGGGTAGTACCGCAACTGGAACTGCTCAATTACAATTTAACGCAATTGGAGAATCTGCAACTTGTATCTTTACCAATAATAAGTGGTATGTGATTGCAAGTAATGGTTCAGTTGTAAACTAAGGAGTTAAAAAATGGAAGCAATTAGATACGGAGCTGGTGGAATGCCAATGCCTTCTACAGAGAAAAAAGTTGAACCTGTAGAACCAGTAGCAGAAACCAAAAACGAAAAACAAGAAACTCTTCAAGAAATTCTTGAAGTCAATCCAAACGAAGATGGTTTCGGTGAGGAACATGGAGAAGATGATGAAGACGTTTAATCAGTTCGTAAAAGAACATAAGGGTGCTGAACCTGTAGACGGAGATATGATGCTTGGTGATTTAACCAGTGATGCAGTTATTGAAAAATTAAATGCATTTGTTGGTGCGGTTGCAGATAGAGAATATCTTAATCCAGAAAAAGCAATTGGTGAGATGAGACAAAAACTTATGAGAGTTGGTCTTCACTTTGGTGATGTTCAGTTTACTGAGGAAAGTGGAGAAGTATCCGTTCCTCTAATTCAATACGGTGGTGCGTTTGGTAAAAGTGCAGATACACCAATTGATGAGTTTGATGATATGCCTGAGAGTGGTAGGTCATTAAATTTTGTATACGAAAGAACTAGTGGGGGAACACATAGAATTCTAGCAAAGATTATGTAATTATGTTTGATAAAATAACTAATGAAAATGTGATGATGTTCGCACTAAAACATTACGATAACCCACAGTGCGAAGGTGAAAAAGAATTTCACGATGATATGAAGAGGTTCAAGTATATCAAGAGACTCTTGAGAAAATATACTGAACACGGAATATTGAAAGAGAGGTTATTGCTCAATCACATAATCGTGCTAAATAATGTGTTCGGGCCAGATGCGTGTTCAACCTTGTTGTTTTTCAAGATTGAACAAGAATATTGGCCTCACTTGAAATCTTTCATGAATTTTCTGGGTATATTACCAGAAAAGGAGTTACCAAATGTTATGGAAGATTTGTTTATTTCTGGAGTTTTAAGGAAACTATAATGGGTAGAGCGATAGATTTATTTGTAACGTATAGGTTTATTAAGTTACTGACAACACCGTTTCAAAAGACGGAAGCGTTCAAACTTGGTATAATTGATAATAAGGGAAACCGTATTGTTGAGCCAGGTACAAATAAACCAACCACGTTAAGAACAATTGCAGAGAAAAATGCATATACAGTTCTTCACAAATTAGTTTTCAATATTAAGAAACTATTTGAGAAGGTGCCTGGATTGCGTACTAAAGTTGGTACATATGCTGCAGCACTATTCTTACTCAAGGATACTTTCAAAGAACAGGTCGATGACCCACAAATGTTTGAGAAAGAATTCCTCAAGTATCTAAAAGAAAACGAATACGAACTTGACGATACGATTGCAGAGGAAGTAACACTAGAAGATGGTAAGTTACCGAAAGGTATATATAAGTTAATAAATGATATTGCATTTGATGAGGAAGATGCAGAAACACCAGATGCGTTAGAAGGTGATGAGGTTCAAACATTTGAAGCAATCGCACCAGAAGACACAATCTTAGGAGTAGATGTATTCCCTGTAATTCATATGCCAACACAGAGTAAAATCTTTGTCAGTGCAGAAGATATCAAAGCAGTAGGAATAGAGGATTTAGAGTTATGAGTTTAAAGTTTCAAGATATTATGAAAAACTTTTACAACGATGAAACACTTGGAATCAAAAATGAAGATGCACCAGTGAATGCAACAGGTACTTCAGTTGCAGGCACAGGAGATGATGCATCTACAGTTGTTGTTAAGAAGAAAAAGAAAAAGTTGTATGACGGACGTACCAAAGATGCGAAGTCTTTTATTAAACGTATGGAAACGCTTCGTGCAAAGAGAGAATCCAAACTTGCAAAGAAGGTTCAAGAGAACACTGATAACTTTGGTGTTGAATATCTTCTTGCAGAAGACAACATTGCAATTCTAAAGAACATCGTAAAAAACAAACAAAACAACAAAATCAAGATGAAGGATGGTACTATGCGTATTGACCTTTTCACTGCGTCTGCATTGACACAGGCTCTTGACCAAGTTAAACCAGACACCAAGAAAAAGATGATGGACATTATCAACAAAGGTGGTAAGTCACAATTGATGAAACTGGTTTCTGTAGTAATGAAGTAATGTTATGCACTCTTTTAAAGAAGTTGCATATAATTTTCAGAAACCGATTGCAGACCTAAGTGCAAATGCGGTAGGGCCTGGTCTTGGAACAATGAATCCAATTTTCAACCTTCAGGCACAAAAAGAAATTACCAAAACAGATTTAGACCAACTAGAGAAGTACGCAGACAGATTGTTTGGTGCTGTTGGTATAGATGTTGAATTCACTCGACACTTCCTTGACAGGGTGAATGACGAAAGAAACAAAAAACAAATTACTACTGCTGAACTTACCAGACTTTTCAAACAATCGTTTAAGAAGTATGGAAAGAAGATAGCACAACTTGGGCCTGATGCCGAAGCGGTGTTAAATGATATGCGAACAGATGTAAATATGCCGTTCGCATTAAACCTCAAGGGGGGTGAGTTAGAACTTGTTGCGAAAACAATTATGCGTAAGAAGGACTTTAAAACTCGTAATACAAAACTTGCCTTTGAGCAATATAGGAGACTAAAATGATAAATTGGATAAAAAACAGAGTTGGTGAAAGAACATCTTGGGATGGTGCAGTATGCATTGGACTAGGACTTATGATTCTATTCATGGCACCACTTGCAAAGATTGCTGCTGGTATTGCAATCGCATGGGGTATCTGGACAATTTGGAAATCTGAATGAGTGCTATTCAGTCAGAAACAGAAAGAACTGCTGTAGAGTTTGATACAGACGGTTCAGTAAAAAGCATTGTCGTTGATGATGCTGGAAACATGGGTGACGTTCAAGCAGGGATAGAGTTTATATATCATATGCGTGAACACCTATTAGACATTGGAGTTGCAACACTATATGGTATTGTTGTGTATGCTCTAGTCTTATGGATTAAAAGGAAACTATCATGAATATGAAATTTAGTATTGGTGTATTGATTGCGATTGTATTGCAAGTATCTGCCTTTGTATGGTGGACTGCACAACAGGCGCAGACGATTTCACAGTTGAATGAACAGGTGTCTGAACTCACAAGTCGAATGACTATGGAGAATGATATCAATATGAAACGTGATATCGCAGACTTAAAACAAAAGTTACAAGAAACTGATGAGTTCGTAACACAGAACTATCAAGATATCACTGACTTAATTGACTTTGCAACATTCACTGAAAACAGATGGGCAGATGATTATGCTAATGACCCATCTTACGAAAGAATGTTTGGAACAAAGGCACCTAAAGAATGATTAGACTATACGCAATTATATTCGTGGTTGCATTACTTGGCGGTGCAGCTTATGCCGCCAAGTATTACTATGATACGACACAGGCAACTATTGCACAATTACGAGAGAACACTGCAAAACTAGAGGTTGCAAATGAAGAGAACCAAGCAACTATCACGAAAATGACAGAAAACAATGTAAGGTTAAATGAACTCACTGACCAACTGAATAAAGACTTGAGAAAGTCTGAAGAGTATGGAGATGAGTTGCGTGAAACTTTAAATAAACACAATCTAACCCACCTTGCAAACAAGAAGCCTGGGTTGATTGAAAAGAGGATGCAAAATGCGACAGATAAACTTTGGGATGACCTTGAGTCTGTTACTGGCGACAACACTACTGATTAGTGGTTGTTCTAGTTTCTATAAACCAGAAAAACAAGTTGTTACAGTAACAAAATTAGTTGAGAGACAGATACCAACTGTACCTCATCCTAAACAAGTACGGATGAATGACGTTAAGATATATGTCGTTTCACCAGAAGAAAACTTTGAGGAATTCAAAAAAGAGTTTGAAGCAAAGAACGGTGCAGATTCGTATATCGCAATATCTGTCAAAGATTATGAAAATCTATCAAAGAACTTTGCAGAACTAAGAAGGTACATTGAACAACAAAAACAAATTATACTCTATTATGAGGAGGCGGTCAAACCGTCAGAGGAGAAAATAGATGGAACAGATGATTAACATCGTTATTGATTTAGCAGTAACATGGTGGCAGTTTACTGTAGTTGGTATACTAATTGCAGTAGGTTTTATTATCAATATGTTTGGTGTTGATAATAAAACGAAGAAAATAGGATTTGAATATAATGTAATGCCACAACTAAGACCAATTCCAATCCCAACCGCAGGCAAAGGATTTTGGAGTGCGATTTGGATGTGGTTAACTGGTACTCGACATTGGGAAGTCGCAGATGATTGGTCATTTACTATCATGGGTGAAAAGTATATCATACCACAAGGCTTTAGATTTGATGGTGCATCAATACCTAAATTCTTACACACATGGTTATCACCGACAGGTGTTCTTCTCATGGGTGGACTTGTTCATGATTATGCATACAAGTATGCAACTCTACTTAAATCTGGTCAGAAAGAAACTATGGGTAAGATTACTCAAAAACAAGCAGACCAAATTTTCAGAGATATCAATATTGAACAAAATGGTTTTCACTTTCTCAACTACTTAGCATACTATGCTTTGAGACTTGGTGGTTGGGTTGCATGGAACGGACATAGAAAAAGAAACGAAGAGGTTGAGGTAAGTAAGTAATTTTGACACAGGGCAATGTCAAATTATTACTATTGTCAAAGTTTTGACAATCCCTAAATAGTAATGGAGAAGTGAGATGAGTAAGAATACTACAAATTTATCAGATGATACACAAGTGGCAATGCCCTTGAGAAATATATTATCTATTATTGCTGGTGCTGCAATTGCAACTTGGGCGTATTTTGGTATCATTGAGAGAATAAATAATTTAGAAACTGAGCAAACTCTTATGTCCTCTGATTTAGAAAAGAATACTGAATTCCGAATCAAATGGCCAAGAGGAGAGATGGGTGCGTTACCAGCAGACGCAGAACAATTTATGCTAATAGAACATATTGCTGGAGAACTAGAAAAACTGACAGTAGAAATAGAAACAGGAAAAGCACCGTTTGACCAACAACAGAAGTTGACATTAGAATTTTATGAAACAAGAATTCAAAAGTTAGAAACACAAATTGATGCACTAAAAGATAAACTGGTAAACGGGCAGAAAGCGCACTAATATGAAAGTAGTAGAATTTGTACTTTTATTGTATATGAGTGGTGGTGAACTAATCGAGTACACGGTTAGAGATGGTTTAAGTGAATGTCTATCGACAAAAAGAACTATGGAAAGAAACATGACAATTGACCCAAATAGTATAACAGGTACAAGAATTAGTTGTCAAAAATTAGAAGTCCTAATTGATGAAACTGGAAGTATACTTGAGTTCACTCAAGGACAGCCAGGAAAGGGAGGCAAATAATTGTCTGTGGAAACTGAGATTGCATTGTTAAAAAGAGAGGTGGATGACATGAAAGGCATCTACTCTAGACTTGATACTGCTATTGAAAAAATAGCAGATGTATCAAGTTCCCTTCATACAATCATGGCGGTACACGAAGAAAAATTAATTAGACAGGAAGAAGCATTGGACGAACAAGAGAAAAAACTTACTGAGAATATAATGGAGTTACATTCTCGCATTACCTCTAATGCTAAAGAAACCAACAAGGCTATGGGTGATATGGAACGTAGACTTGTTGAACAAATGAATGCACACAGTAAAACAGAAGAAGAACATTTTCGCAAGATGCGTGAAGAATTATCCACCAGAGTGGGTGTTCTTGAGAAGTGGAGATGGCTTATTATTGGTGGTGCAATAGTAATTGGATTTATTATCCAAAAGGTCTTGACAATCAACCTATAACTGTATATACTCTGTCTTATGAGTATGTACATAGACCTAAAATATCTTAATCTAATATCACATAGACTACAACGGTTCAAGAAGAAGAGCGATTATCTCTGGAACTTTCGTTGTCCGTTTTGTGGTGATTCCAAAAAAAGTCAGTCAAAGGCAAGAGGATTTGTCTTTCGCAAAAAGAGCGACCTATTCTACAAATGTCACAATTGTAGTATGGGAACTAATTTATCTAATTTGATAAAACACATAGACTCTAAGGTTCATGATGACTATATATTAGAACGGTACAAAGAAGGTCACACCGCAACAGGTAGGGGTGGTCATGTCGAGAATCCAAAATTCGATATACCGAAACCTGTTTTTAAACAAAAGGGTATCTTTGAAAATGTCAAATCTTTTAGAGAAATTGGAAAAAAGCATCCTGCTTATCGGTTCATTGAAGACCGAAGAATTCCTAATGATACTGATATCTTCTTGTGCAATCAGTTTTATTCTTGGACTAACGAGTTAGTTCCAAATAAATTCCCATCTTTGGAGGGCGACCACCCAAGGATGGTAATTCCGTTTCGTGATTCCAATGGTGATATATTTGCATATCAAGGTAGAGCGTTTGGAAAAGAAAAACCAAAGTACATTACCATCAGACTTGATGAGAGTGTACCGAAAATATTTGGACTTGATAGGGTGGACACTTCTAGGGATATTTTTGTCGTGGAAGGCCCTATTGATAGTCTTTTTATACCAAACTGTATTGCGGTTGCTCAAAGTGATTTGCGTGTACCTCAATACAAAGACAAAGCAGTTCTTGTTCCAGATAATGAACCAAGGAACAGGGAAGTAATTAAACAAATTGAACAGGCAGTTGATGAAGGTTATAGGGTTGTTGTGTGGCCAGATTATGTGCGACAGAAAGATATAAATGATATGATTTTATCTGGAATGGACGCTCCAGAGATTATGGAACTTATACATAACAATACCCTTCAAGGATTAACAGCAAAGGTTGCCCTTCAAACATGGAAAAAAATATAGGAGTTATTAAATGCAAACAGCAGAGATTGTGGAGTTCCCAATGGTGAAGGACTCTAAGTACTTGGGTATATCTATTGATTTAGATAGAGACAAAACATTATCAGAACAAGCACAAAAATTGTTAAAAGATTATTATTGTATTAAAGGTGAAGATAGTCCACAACAAGCATTTGCAAGAGCAGCGGTTGCATATTCCTATGAAGATATGAAACTCGCACAAAGAATTTATGATTACGTTTCTAAGGGGTGGTTCATGTTTGCATCACCTGTATTATCTAATGCACCAATGCCTGGACAGAAAGTCAAGGCATTACCTATTTCTTGTTTTTTAACTTATGTACCAGATTCGTTGGAAGGTCTTATTGACCACACAGCGGAACTACGTTGGCTTTCTGTGAAGGGTGGTGGAGTTGGTGGACACTGGAGCGATATTCGTGCCGTGTCTGACAAAGCACCAGGCCCTATGCCGTTTTTGCATACCGTTGATGCAGACATGACAGCATACAGACAGGGTAAGACAAGGAAAGGTTCTTATGCAGCTTACATGGATGTTTCTCATCCAGACATCATAGAATTCTTAAACATGAGAGTTCCTACTGGTGATGTAAACCGCAAGAACCTTAACTTGCACCATGCTATTAACATTACTGATTCGTTTATGCGAGCAGTAGAAAGAAATGAGTGGTGGGATTTAAAAGACCCTAATGATGATACAGTTCGTGAGACAATGAGAGCAAGGAAGTTGTGGGAACAAATTCTAGAAGTGAGATATCGTACAGGTGAACCATACTTGAACTTTATCGACACTGCTAATCGTGCGATGCCACAAACTCAAAAAGACAAGGGATTGAGGATTCACGGTTCAAACTTATGTAACGAAATTCACTTACCAACATCTGAAGACAGAACAGCAGTGTGTTGTCTTTCTTCAGTCAATGTTGAATTGTTTGACGATTGGAAACATTCAGAAATGATTGCTGACCTTGTTCGATTCTTGGACAATGTGTTACAATTCTTTATTGACAATGCGCCAGATGATATCAGTCGTGCAAGATACTCTGCTGAACAAGAGCGTTCACTTGGTCTTGGTGCGATGGGATGGCATTCATTCTTGAATAAGAAAAGAATTCCATTTGATGGTGGTCAAGCTGACGTATGGAATGCAGTTGTCTTTCAACACATTCAGAAACAAGCAGTTGAAGAAAGTCTTAGATTGGGCGTGATAAAGGGTGAGGCACCAGATATGGAAGGTACTGGTAGACGTAATGCACATCTACTTGCAATCGCTCCAAATGCAAACAGTTCTATTATCTGTGGTACTTCACCATCAATCGAACCGATTAAAGCAAATGCATATACACACAGAACCAGAGCAGGGTCACACCTTGTGAAAAACAAATACCTTGCAGAAGAACTGGAAAAGGTAGGTAAGAATACTGATAAGGTATGGCAAGATATTATCACCAATGGTGGTTCTGTACAACATCTAAAATTCTTGAAGGATGATGTTAAGGAAGTTTTCAAAACTGCAATCGAAGTTGACCAAAATGTATTGGTGAGACAGGGTGGAGATAGACAAAGATTCCTATGTCAAGGTCAATCATTAAATCTGTTCTTTCCTGCTGGTGCAACAAAGAAATATTTACATCAAGTGCATATGAACGCATGGAAAGAGGGTTGTAAAGGTCTTTATTATTTGAGAACTGAAACAGGACAACGTGCAGAGAATGTATCAGAGAAAGTAGAAAGGAATGCATTGAAAGACTATGAGTCACAAGCTGTTTGTGATATCACTGCACAATCGCAAGATGAGTGTGTAGCGTGTCAAGGGTAGTTCAGTTAACAGATAGTGCAAGAGAATATTTAAAACAAGTAGGTAAACCAAATGTTTACTTATCAGTCAAGGGTGGGGGATGTTCTGGTTTCCAATATGTTTGGGAAGTAACAGAGAAAGAACCTACCGTTGAAAATTTAGTGATTGACCCAGTAGCAGAAATGTTTGTATTGGGTTGCACTGTAGATTATGTTACAGAGTTGGGTGGTTCATTTTTAAAAGTGAGTAATCCAAATGCAACTGCATCTTGTGGATGTGGTGAAAGTTTTGCAGTATAGGAGATGGTATTATGCCACCAAGAAATCATAAGAATTGGATTAAGACGCCTAACGTAGAATATATCTCTAGTGAATGTTATAATAACAAAGACATTTTTGAGCAAGAACAAGAACACATTTTCAGTAAGGTATGGATACCTGTTTGTCACAAGAGTGAACTTCCAGATGTTGGATGTTACAGGACATCACAGATTGCCTTTCAGAATGTTATAGTATGGAATAAAGGTGATACAATAAAAGCATATTTAAATCACGGCCCACAACAACCTTCTGGTAAGTTATGGAACGATGAGACTTTTGGTAAAGAGTTGCATTGTGAAGTTAAACATGGTGGAATGGTGTGGACAACACTAAACCCTAATCCTACACAGAGTGTGGATGAGTGGACTGCTGGTGCGTTTGATTGTATTGCAGATGCAATTGATACTGAAGAGATGGAAGTCTTTCATTATCACAAAGCAATCATAAACACAAATTATAAATTGTGGCATGATACTAACAGTGAATTCTATCATGACTTCATGCATTACTTTAACAGAGTAAGTGGATTCAATGATGAGTATTTTGCCCGTAAGAATATACCATTTGATAATGGTCATGTGAATGTAAGTTCATTCACAGTTAACTACGAGGAGTATGAAGGTTTTGATGACAGGGGTGAACTATCATTCCCAAACCTACCACCAAATCAGTGGTACATGGTTGACCTGTTTCCTGGCTTCAACTTCAACCTAAGAGGAAGTGCATATCGTTCAGATAGTGTAACACCAATTGGGCCAAACCAAGTTCTGATTGAGTTTAGAGGATATGGACTCAAGAAGGATACGAAAGAAGAAAGACTTACTCGCATTAAACATCACAATTCTATATGGGGGCCATTTGGTCGTAACCTACATGAAGATTTGATTGGTGTTGCTGGACAAGGTACAACAATGCGTGAGGGTACAGAGAAAAGAAACATTCTACATGGAAGACATGAGAATGGAACTATCCACGATGAAGTGGGTATGAGACACTATTATGGTGCATGGGGTGATATGTTGGGGGTAAACCCAGAAAGACCGTTAGCAGCGTAAAAATAAAATAACTAATAGATGGAGAAGTAAGAAATGGAAATAAGAGTAATAACTAAATCAGATTGCCCATTCTGTGAGATGACCAAGAAGTGGTTTGATGATAATGGATTTGATTATCATGCAGAATTGATGGACAACGAAGAAGAGCGTCTAGCATTCTATCAGTCTATTAATGGCATTAAAGAAGTTGTTGGAGCCCCAACTGAAGTACGCAGAGTGAACTCTGTACCACAAATTTTTGTGGATGGTGACCGTATTGGTGGATATGATGACTTAATGAAATATGCAGAAACCCTTTTCAAAAAAAGAGGTGGTGGAAGTCTATTAAAATTTAGTGAAACTTATAAACCATTTTATTATCCTTGGGCAGTTGAAATCACAACAAGACATGAAAAGGTACATTGGATTGAAGATGAACTTGATTTGTCTGAAGATGTATCTGATTGGAAGTCTAGTAAAGTTACTGATGCAGAGAAGGATTATATTACCAATATTCTAAGACTGTTTACACAGGCTGATGTTGCAGTTGGACAGAACTACTATGACCAGTTGATTCCAAAGTTTAAGAATAATGAAGTAAGAAATATGTTAGGTTCATTTGCAAATAGAGAAGCAATCCACCAGAGAGCATATGCACTACTGAATGAAACTCTTGGATTACCACCAGAAGAATACCATGCATTCCTTGAGTATTCTGAGATGGCAGATAAGATTGACTTCATGATGGATTCAAATACATCCACGCATAGAGGTCTTGCACTTGCAATGGCAAAGTCAGTTATGAACGAAGGTATTGCTCTGTTTGCATCATTCGTCATGTTGTTGAACTTCCAAAGGTTCGGTAAGATGAAAGGAATGGGTAAGGTCGTAGAATGGTCTATTCGTGACGAATCTATCCATGTAGAGGGGATTGCAAAACTATTCCGACAATTCTGTATAGAATATCCAAAGGTTGTAGATGATGACTTCAAATCTGAAATCTATGAGATGGCAAGACATTCTGTGAAACTGGAAGATAAGTTTGTACAGTTAACTTATAAGATGGGTGCTCCAGAGGGTCTTGAAGCGTCTGATGTGAAGACCTATATAAGATATATAACTGATAGAAGATTACTTCAGTTGGGATTGAAACCAAATTTCAAGGTTAAAGAAAATCCTCTACCGTGGTTAGAATGGGTACTTAACGGTGCAGACCATACTAACTTTTTTGAAAACAGAGTAACCGAATATGAGGTTGCTGGGTTAACTGGTACTTGGGATGATGCGTATGAGGACGCTGCATAAATATGAGTAGAAAGATTATCTCCTGTGAGGAATGTGATGCAGAATTTACAGTACGTCATGGAATGTCAGAACATCACTATGAAATAAAGTACTGTGTTTTCTGTGGCACAGAAATCCCAGAAGATAATGAAGATGACCTATACGATGAGGAAGAAGAATACTAGTGAAGACGCAAAGTGCGAAAGCAAAAGGTAGAAGGTTACAACAGTGGTTTCGTGACCTTCTAATTGAAAATTTAGGAGTCCATCCAGAAGATGTTGAATCAAGGTCAATGGGCGCTGGTGGTGAAGACTTAATTATGGCAAGGGCTGCGAGAGAGAAGTTCCCTTATTCGATAGAGTGTAAAAACCAAGAAAAAGTAAACATATGGCAATCATATTCTCAAGCAGTGGAAAATAGTAAAGACTATGAACCAGTGGTGGTAGTTAAAAGAAACAATCACAAACCACTTGTTATAGTAGATGCTGAATATTTTGTGGGATTGCATAAAGGTGATATATCGACATAACAATTTAGTATTAGACATGGACAACGGCAAGGGTAAACTCTATGTCGCAAATTGTTTACGTTTTATGGGTGACCCATATGTTGCAATACAGATGATGTTGAGATTTTCAGAAAACCATCCAGATGTTAGACAGATGTTTAAACAACAATTGGAGATGCGAGAGAAACCACGTTTTACCAAATCTGAAAAACCTGTAGAAACTCCACCAGAACCCCCCAAAAAAGAAAAGGTCATGAGAAGACCTAGACAGAACAAGATGGAAAAGTTGTTCAGATAATGCACCAGACCTATGCAAATTTAACACAGCTGTTTTTCCATAGACGCAACAATTAGGACAGTGTTACTGTTATAAATATTCGTGTAAATCCCCAGATAAAAGGAATCTTGCCATGTGGCCTTACACCGAAGATGAAGCGGACTATTTAAGTTCGTCTAAACAACCAAAAAAATAATCCAAGGGTGCATTGCACCCTTTTTTAATGCGTGGAGTAATAAAATGATACACAAACTACTTAGTTTGTTCCAAAGTGATTATCCAGATGCCGGAATTGTCAGATATGTACGCACTGAATGGAACAACGAAACTAGACACTTATCTAATGACGATTGCATTAGTTTCTATAACAACTACTTAACTACAAAAGGAAGAATATCAAAATGACTACAGAAGTATTTAAACACACATACGAAGTGACTTGTGAGGTATGCGACAAAGTTGCACACTACATGAGTTCATTAATTAACAAAGCTGGTGCTCACTTAGAGATTGTCGGAACTGCAAGAGCAGCAAGTCAACTTGCTGCACAAGGATATCATAAAGAATCAAAAGAACTTATGATGCAGTTGAAAGAGTTGAAATCTAAATGAAGAATTTTTTGAACTGGTGGAATACCAGAAAACATCGTGCAATTGATGACTACCTTGCAAAGTCAGTTGACTTGGTAGACTTAGAACGCAGACAACAGGAACTTGCTCGCAAAGGGATATATTAAAGTTTTGTGAAATTTTCTTGACATTTCCATTTTAAAGTGGTATTGTGTATATATAAAAATAAGAGGGAAAATCAATTCCCTCTTTTTATATTGGGGGCAATCATGTCTGACCAACTTTGGAGAAAGGTTAAGAAGATGGAACTAGGTAATCCAATTATTACAGCACTTGTAGGTCTTGTAGTATTTTATATCGGTCTGAAAATGTTTTCTGGTGGTATGAAATCTATGGGTAATATGGAACACCTTGCATTCTTTCTAGGTAATCCAATCTATATGTTTATCGGTGGTATCGTAATGACACTGCTTTGGCAATCATCATCACTATCAACGACAGCAATCATTGCACTAGTAGCATCTGGTGCATTACCACTACCAGCCGCAATTGCAGCAGTACTTGGTGCAAACATTGGTACAACTGGTACTATCTGGTTAGCAGGACTTCTGGTTTCAGACGGAATGCCAAAAGGTGATACCTTGAGAATTGCACTAGCACATTCTGGTGCAAATCTATTCATGTCTATCATGTTACTACCTTGGGTACACCATATCGCAAGGTTCTTAGGTAAAGTAGTATAACTCTAAGGAAACCCACGATTCGCAAGTGATTCGCTCGATTCGTGGGTTTTTTCTTTTTCCCCTCTCCAAAAAACTCAATAAAATCAACCACTTAAAAAAGTCCTTGACTTTGTTATCAAAACATCGTATAGTATATGTATAGTCAAGAGAGAGAAAGGACTTCAAATGAGTGAGACAATTTTTATCGGTGCGAACAACGGCGGACTTGAGATTTACAAGGGGCCTGGTAATTTGATTGCTGGAAATATCCAGACTGCAAAAACTTTCAAATATGTAATGGATACCCATCATATTGATATCGACAATGATACCATCTACTACACAAGCAGCATGGACTTTGCAGATGAAGAAGGGTTCGCCCACCATGACGATGCAAAGATACTTGCAGAAGAAGGTTTTAAATTAATGGAAATGACAAAGGCGTATTAGAATGAATAAAGAAGAATTACAAGAATTGGTTACTGAAATGTATTGGGATTTTGATAGGTTATCAACTTCTGGTCAAAACACTTTAGAAAAGATTGCAAAATTAGTTGGTGTTCCTACTGAAGAAGAGATGAACGCTATCCCCCTTGAACAACATATGGAGAATTTATAATGGGTTATTTTTATCAAGATTGGAAAGAAAAGAAGATGTTTGTTGAAAACAGTGAAGGTCAGTTCGTAATGAACTTTGGTGAGGCTGAAAAGTCTATGATTGAAAATCTTGAAAGAGCAATCATCAATATCACAGAGGGTGCCTCTGATGAAAAAAGAATGGGTGTTGGATACATGGAGTATCTTGTCGATTGCCTGAAAAAAGGTAAAGTTGAAGTGAAATGGAATATCTCATAGGAGAAGAAATGTTTAATAATGTAGGTCACCCCATCGAAGGTTGGGCAATTCTGAAATGTGAATCAGACAATCAACCAGAGATTGTTTCTTTGCATCAATGTTTGGGTAATGCAGAGGAAGAAAAGATGGTTCTAAATGAGATGGCTGAAGGTACAGATACCACTTTTGTGGTAAAAGAAACTTTCGGTTGTATGATAGAAACTGTCTAAAAACTACTTGACATTCGTTGTTAAAACAAGTATAATGATAATATAAATGAGAAAAAGTGAGGAAATAATATGAGTATTAAAGTTTTAGAATTTGAAAATGATGATGCATTGAACACCAATGGATTTCATTATATCAGCACCATTACAACAACCTATGATAAATTGGTTGAGATTTTTGGTAAACCAACATTCACAGATGCAGACCCATATGAAAAGGTCAATGCAGATTGGAATATTGAGGCAAGAGTTCTTGAGGATGGTGCCGAAGATGAGGACGATTGGTTCTACAAAGGATTTACTATCTATAATTGGAAAACAGGTAGAATTCCTACTGAAGAATATGAATGGCACGTTGGTGGAACTGATTATGAAGCTCATGAGATTGCATCTGAAATCTATGAGAACCATATAAATAATAACTAAAGGATAGGATGTTATGGTAACAACCACAGTCGCAACAACGGTAACAATGATTGCTACAATAATTGCATTTTATTGGGGCAAATACCTTGGCAATAAAGTGAGTGTTGAACAGGTCATTGATTCGATGCTTGAAAAGTTAGAAAAAGATGGATTTATTAAGACCAAGAAAAATGGTCTAGGACAAACTGAATTAATTTCAATAAAAGACTTGACAAGTGGAAAATAATTTAGTAGAATGTAATTTGAGAGTCGGAATTAAGGTTGGTTGGCCCAGTTTGAAAGTTCCAAATATTATGGTCTGGGGATGCAAGTTTCCGACTCTCAATTTTAAATAATGAAAGAGGTGAAAATGAAATATATAATGATACCAATGATGGTTGCTTTATCTTGTTGTACTCCTGTTCATGCGATGGATGAGAACCAAGATTGCAAATACACTAAAACGGTAAACCAGAACGGTGGTGAGATTGTCAGTTCAACAACTGATTATAATTGTAAGACCACTCCAAAGGTTGTGTATAAAGAAAGCACCCCTACTGTTATTTACAGAGAAGGTACGACAGTTAGTAGTCCTGTAACGACAACCAGAGTTGTCTCATCGACTCCTGTCTACTACAATAATAATCATCAAACAACAAATGTCATTACTGATATTGCAAAAGTAATATTCTTTGGTGGAGCACCACATAGACAAGTGAGTCATAATGGTTGGGTTATACAAGTTCCTAATAGAAAGAAGGGTGCTTGTTATGCAACTGATGACCTTACAGGAACGGTTTGTTACTAATGTTTAAGATATTATTCGGAATTCTGATGGGAGTAGTAATCGTCACCTATTACCCAAACATTTCAGAAACTGCTGCCAACATATTTGTTGACAGTGGGGCCCGTGACGTAATCATAGAAAAATTGGAAGAGGTGAATTGATTATGATTAAGAATGTAGTTGTGATTGGTGCAATGGGTTTGACCCTTGGTGCCTGTAGTGCAACATCACCATTTAGTAGTGCGAATACTGCTAATGTTGAATTGGGTACTCCTGTAGGCGTTGTAAAGTCTGCATATGAGTACACAACAAAAAATGTAAAAGAACAGGTAGCAGAAGTACCTAAATGGTATACTAAGATGCCTGTAAAGGAAGATGCAATCTATGCTGTAGGAACTGCAAATACACCAGACTTACAACTCTCAAATGACATTGCGATTTTGAGTGCAAAGACAACTCTTGCTGACAGGATTAATGGTAGAGTGAATTCTGTCACTAAGAGTTTTGTAACGAAGGTTGGTTCGACAGATGCCGATGCGTCTATCATTAACGAGATTCAAACTGCAACCAAAAACATCATCGCTGATGTTGATGTCGCTGGTTACAATGTTAGTGAATCAAAGGTAGTGTCAAACGGTAATCAATATCGTGTGTACGTTCTCTTGGAATATTCTGATGAGAATGCACAGAAGATTTTGTTGAATCGTATCAAGAAGGATAGAATGTTAGTTACGAAACTAAAAGCGAACGAAGCATTTAAAGAACTTGAGAACGATGTTAGTGATGCAAACAAAGCAGAACTTGACCGTGTTGACCAGATTATTAAAACTGAAACACAATAGGAGACTAAATGCACGTTACAGTACGAAAAGGTAGAGATGGTAAACCAGACGTAAACGGTGCTATGCGTGTTCTCAAAAAGAAACTTATGAGAGATGGATTCTTTCAAGAATTAAGAGCGAGAGAATCCTTCATGAGTAAAGGTGAGAAAGAACGTAAAGCAAAAGCTGCTGGTAAAAGGCGGTACAAACGTAAACAAGAAAAATTGATGGCAGAAAGAGGTTACTAAAATGCCTAAACGTAAGATGACACCAGAACAGAGAGAAGCAGCATCAGAGAGGTTGCGTCTTGCAAGAGAAAAAAGGTTGCGTGAAAACCCACCTAAGTATTCTAATATACACCCATCCGTTTTGGCGTTAGCAGATGAACATCCATTTTCAAGAGTGAGTGTTGTAAAATATATCAAGACGCAGAAAGACCAATTGTCTTCTTTGCGAGCTGCGGTACGAAACAAGGTAAAGGGTGCGATTGCAGATGAAGCATCTTGTAAAGCGTATATACGACACTGTGAAACGTATTTACGAGGTGGTGATTGGTGTGATGACTTCTATGGTGAATACCAAGAGAAGCGAGTCAAGTGGGTGACTGTAGTGCCATCGGCAACTACGGTACGGAAGGTGGATGATGGAGAATGACGAAAAGACTACAAATATTGTGCAGTTCCCAAAGAAGTATATGGGTATTGCACCTAAAGTAACAAACTTTGATGCGATGAGACTGAATAAAGAATTACAGTTCGCAGATGAATTGACTGATGGTATAATGGTGTCTATGATACATAATATGGATGAGAATGATATTGAAATCACAGACCCAGGCTTTATACAGGACATTGCATTTTTATCTGAAGCAATCAAAGCGACAATTTATAGAGACAGAGGGTTTACTCATCCTTTTCAAAATTTGATTGAGTTAATTGCAAATGTGACTTATGACGAAAAAGAAAAAAGACACCATGTGGATATGGACATGGATTTGATAAGAGAATTATCAGAAGACTTTGAGGATGATGGGCCCGAAAAGGCATAGGTGAAATATGATTTTAGTTGACATGAACCAAGTGACGCTTTCTAATCTGATGATTCAGATTGGACGTAATGCTGAGGTTGACCCAGATATGGTTCGACATATGGTTCTTAACTCATTAAGAGGATACCGTAATCGGTTCTGTGAAGAATACGGAGAACTGGTATTATGTTATGATAACAAAGGTAATTGGAGAAGAGAATATTTCCCCAACTACAAATACGGTAGACGGAAAGACCGTAGGGCATCCAAGTTAGATTGGGGTTCGATATTCGATACCTTGCATCTAATCAAACAGGAATTGCAAGATAATTTCCCATACAAAGTATTAGAGGTAGAGAATGTAGAGGCAGATGATATCATCGCTTCTGTTGTATCCTACGTTGCAGAATCACCATCTCACTATGAGAAGGTATTGATTCTATCTGGTGACAAGGATTTCATTCAACTACAAAAACACAGTTTCGTTACACAGTACAGTCCTGTACTGAAGAAGTTTGTCAATGGTATAGACCCAGACGTTTATATCAAAGAACACATTCTGAAGGGTGACCGCAGTGATGGTGTTCCAAACTTCCTATCCCCAGATAATTGCTTTGTTAATGAGTTGCGTCAGCGTCCTATATCAAAGAAGAAACTGGCGACATGGATTGACTTAGACCCAGAGGATTTCTGTAACGAAGAAATGCTGAGAAACTATCAGCGTAACAGGACACTAATAGATTTGACACAAGCACCAGATTGGGTATTAAAAACGTGTGTGGAAGCATATCTAAATAGTACGGTAAATGATAGAAGTGGTTTGTTAAACTACTTCATTAAACATAGACTAAAAAACCATATGGAAAATATTGGAGACTTTTAAAATGGCAGTGAATACATATACACCTCTTATTCATGAGGTGCTGAAGAAAGTTCATAATGCAAAGACTAAAGAGAAAAAGGTTGAAATCCTTAGAGATAATAATAGTGATGCATTAAGAATAATTATAAAGGGTTCGTTTGACCCTAACATCGAATGGATTGTACCAGAAGGTGACGTTCCTTACAATAAGAATGAAGCCCCAGATGGAACTGAACACACTTTACTCTTTCAAGAGTCAAAGAAGTTGTGGAGATTCATCAAAGGTGCAGACACGAAAACACCCCAATGGAAGAAGGAAAATATGTTCGTTCAGATGTTGGAAGGTCTGTCTCAAGGTGAGGCAGAAGTGGTGGTTGCCGCTAAAGATAAAAAACTACATCAAGTCTACAAAGGACTTTCAGCGGCTGTTGTAAAAGAAGCATTTTATTGGAATGATGAATTTTATAATCCAAGTAAGTAAAACTTCTTGACAATACGGTACTTTTAGGGTACTATGATTAAAGACTTGGTAATGAAGTTGTAATGATGAGAACGGAACACTACTCCTCTCTCTCTCACTTGAAGTGTTCTGATTCGACAGGTGATTCGCTAAAGTCTTAGGGGGGATGAAAATCCCCCCTTTTTTATTGTCCTAACTCCTTGAAATATAAGGGAAATATTTACTCCTTGACATTGTTATCAAAACAGAGTATACTATAGGTATAGTAATGATGAGAAAGAAGGTTTAAATGAATTACGTTACTGCAAATGGAGGCAACAAAGGTCAGAGAAAACTCTGTGAAGATGTTGCTAACTTTATGATTGGTAAATTGATGCCTAGAATGAGAACTCTGGATATCGAAATCAATCTACAGAAACTTACAGGTGATGTCGTTGGTTGGTGTCAAATGAATGATACAAACCGTGAGTTTACACTTGATATTTCTAAAGATTTAACAATCAAAGAATTGGTTACTACAATTTGTCATGAGATGATTCATGTCAAACAGTATGCCAGAAAAGAAATGACTGACAATCTAGTTGAGAATGGTCAGGCAGTTTGGAGAGGTCGTAAGGTCAATCCTAACACAAAGTATTACGATTTACCTTGGGAGAAGGAAGCGTATCGTCTACAAGACAAATTTGCAAACCTAGTATGGAATGAGGAGATTATATAATGGAACAAGTTGCAGTTATTCACACAGCGTTTGAGGACACACCGTCTACAGTCGCATTCGTAAATGTACCAGAGGATATGACATTAGGTCAAAAACTTGAATATGCATATCGTTGGACACAAAATATCTTTGACAGTTGGTCACTAAAGATGCCTGAGGATGGTAACGATGATGTTACTGTTATGGGTGATATCTCTAGTGGTATGGGTCTAAGGTCTACTTCAGTCGGTGACCAAGTTTTGGTTGGTACTGAAAAGTATCTAGTCGCTGGAATGGGATTTACAACACTTGATGGAGAACCAATATAATGATGAAACAAAAAGAAAACAAGGCATTGACAATAGACCTTGATGGCCCAAATGGTAATGCGTTTTACCTTTTAGGTACTGCACAACAACTCGCAAAACAATGTGGGTTAGATGATGTTACGATAACAAATGAAATGCAGTCTGGTGACTATATGAATCTAGTAAAGACAATGGACAAGTATTTTCCTTTTGTTATTTTTGAAACAGATAACCCAGAATACATGGAGGCGTTTAATGCTTAAAGAACTTGTTCTAGGAACAATGATGTCGTTGACTCCATCTGCAAGTGCAGATACAGTACCGACACAAAAACAATTCATGATTGATGAATCGTTTTGTCTTGCACAGAATGTATATTTTGAAGCACGAAACCAACCACTCGCTGGTCAGATGGCAGTTATATCTGTTACAGTAAATCGTATGAATGATAAACGATTTCCTAATACAATCTGTGGAGTGGTTTATGAAGGCCCACATCGTCCTAGTTGGAAAGACCAAACAGTTATGATACCTGTAAAGAATCGTTGTCAGTTCAGTTGGTACTGTGATGGTAAATCAGATAGAGTACACGACATGGAAACCTTTAATCAAATTTTTGAGTTGACTACAGGTGTAGTGGATGGTAGTTATACGATTGCAGATATCACCGAAGGTGCAACACACTATCATGCAGACTATGTAGAACCAGCATGGGCAAAGACCAAGACTAAGACAATAGAGATTGAAGACCATATCTTTTATCGTTGGGAAATTCAAGAATGAAGTCCTTGACAATTCTGATTTTTCTTAGTATAATGTTATCTGGTTGTATGCAAACAGTTGAACTAGGTTCGACATTGTATAAGAAATATTGGTTGGAGACTATTGGATGAATATATTCTATCTTAACAATGACCCAAAAGTTTGTGCTCAGATGCACAACGACAGTCATTGCAGTAAAATGATTATTGAGTACGCACAGTTGATGTCCACTGCACACCGTTATCTTGACGGTGAGTTTTACTATGGTAAGACTGCGAATGGACGTAAGATACAACGGTGGCGATTAAACAGTGACCTTGAACACATTCTGTACAAAGCATCTCATGTCAAACACCCTAGTGGTATTTGGGTACGACATTCAAAACAAAATTATATGTGGTTGTATCAGATGTGGACTGAACTGAATACAGAGTTCATGTATCGTTACAACAAAGATGTACCTCATGAGAGTTATCGTAAACTGAATGATGCACTGAAAGAACCACCAAACAATATGTATGAGTTGGGTTTCTGTGAACCGTATCAAGCAATGTTCGATGATGTAAAGAATCCAAACAGTTCAATTCGTGCATATCACGACTACTATATAAAGTATAAGCAACATTTAGCGAAGTGGACGAAAAGAGGAATGCCTTACTGGTACGAACAAGCAGCATGAGTAATTTAGTTGATAAAGAACCAGAGCGTTATTATGATTGGATGTTATGGAAGATGAGGCAGGAGGCAGATATGGAAGACCCTGTTGATGATGTAACAACACACAATAATCTTAGAGGGTGGACACAAAGTACAAGTACCATTACAAGGGAAGAGATGTATCAAAGAGAAATTGCAGAAATGCAAAAGAGTATACATCACTTGCAAATGAGAGTAAAAGAATTACAGGAAAAATTGGATGCCATATTATAATTTTAAAAACAAAGAAACAGGTGAAGAATTTGAAGAGTTTTTTACTATGTCTGGTCGTGAGGAATATCTAAAAGATAATCCACACATTCAACAAACCCCATCAATATTTGCAATGTCTGGTGGTACAGGTGACCGCATCAAGAACGATTCTGGTTGGACAGAGAACCTACAACGTATCGCAGAAGCACACCCATCATCTAGTTTGGCAGATAGATACGGTAAAAAGTCAACAAAGGAAATTAAGACTAGAGAAGTATTAAAGAAACACAAAGTGATATAAATAGAACTGTGCCGGTGAGATACCACAGCACCCTCGCAAAGAGATTGGAAGCTGAGTGGTCAATCCACCATTGCACAGGAGCGATAGTAAACCTATCGCTCCGACTTTAATTATAGTGAGTAAAAACATGGCAAAGAAAAAAGATGTGACAATTGATAGTTTGGTGAAAGTCAAACCAATTACAGATAATCAAAAACTCGTATTTAGCGAGTATGGAAGTGGAAAGAATTTATTTCTACATGGTGCTGCTGGTACAGGTAAAACATTTATCTCACTGTATCTTGCACTACAAGAAGTTTTAGACACATCAACCCCATATGAATGTGTATACATTGTAAGAAGTGCAGTTCCCACTAGGGAAATTGGATTCTTGCCAGGCGATGAAGAAGATAAGACTGCATTGTTCCAAGTACCATATCAGAACATGGTACAGTTTATGTTTGAACAAGCGTCCGATAGTGCGTTTAGTATGTTGTATGACAGACTAAAAGTACAGGGTAGTGTTATGTTCCTCACCACCTCATTCTTGCGTGGTATCACATTAGATAATGCTATCATCATAGTCGATGAATGTCAGAATCTAAACTTCCACGAATTGGATACTATCATGACCAGAGTAGGACAGGATAGTAAGATTATATTCTCTGGTGATTATTTCCAGACCGATTTACAGAAGAATGGTGAGAAAGAAGGACTAGGTTCATTCATGGCAATTCTAGAAGCGATGGAAGAATTTTCTACGATTGAATTTACTATCGGAGACATTGTACGTTCTGGTTTGGTTCGTAGTTATCTAATCAACAAAATCAAACAGGGAGTTGAAATATAATGGCAAAGATGTACAGTAGTCCAATCGCTCATGAAGGAACTTCAAAGGGTACTTCTATGGGAAAGAAACCAATTACGTCCACAATGAATAAACACAAAAGACGTAGTTACAAAAAATACAGAGGACAAGGTAAATGAGTAATTTTGATGAATGTTTGAAACTCATACTCCACCACGAAGGCGGATATGTAAATCATCCTAAAGACCCAGGCGGCGAAACTAACATGGGTGTCACCAAGAGGGTCTACGAAAAGTGGTGTATGGACAATGACCTTAACCAGAAGGATATGAAAGACTTAGAATTTGAAGATGTCGCTCCTATCTACAAAAAGAATTATTGGGATAGAGTAAAAGCAGACCAACTTCCAGAAGGTTTAGACCTTTGCGTTTTTGACTGGGCCGTTAATTCTGGTACAGGAAGAGCTGCAAAGAAACTTCAGTCAATGATTGGTACAGTTGCAGATGGTGGCATCGGGCCAAACACTCTTAAAAAACTAGATGAGTATATTGACAAAGAAGGTGTTGAGGGTGCGATTGCCAACTACACTGAAATCAGACAAGACTTTTATGAAAGTCTAAGTACATTCGATACCTTTGGTAAGGGGTGGACTAGAAGAAATACAGAAACAGAAACAGAAGCGTTCAAGATGGCAGGGGTTTATTTACCAAATTAACCTTGACAAATCTGTTTTACTTTGATATAATAATGAAATACAACTTGAGGAAATATTATGTTTACACACAAACCTGTAGAAATACCAGAACTACAAACTAAAACCGTTAACCGAAAACGGTTCTATCTAATACCAGATGGTAAAATGTATCCATCTATTACAACTGTCTTGGGAAACCGCAAGGCAGAAGGTCTTCATGCATGGCGTAAAAGAGTTGGTGATGATGTTGCAAATTATATTGCACGAACTGCTGCTGCAAGGGGTACGAAAGTACACCATATGTGTGAGGACTTCTTAAATAATAAAGAAGTAAATAGAGAACCATTTCTCGCTGCAGCGTTGTTTAGTCAATTGGAAAAGACTATCAGTGAAAAGGTAGATAATATCTATTCACAAGAATGTGGTCTTTATTCTGATAAATACATGGTTGCTGGTCGAGTAGACTGTATTGCAGAATACAATGGTGAACTATCCATTATAGATTTTAAGACTTCTCGTTCAGAACGTAATGACGATTGGAACGAGAATTACTACATTCAAGCATCTGCATATGCAGAGATGTTTGAAGAACGCACTGGTCATGCAATCAATCAGATTGTCATTCTGGTGGTAACAGAGGATGGAGTTGTCCAAGAATTCATCAAAGATAAGAAGGATTATCTGGGGATGTTGATTGAAGCAGTTGACGATTTCACCCAAGCATGGGAAAAAGAAAATGAAAAATTGGATGAAAGTCCTGCCATTATCGGCGCTCCTGTTTAGTGGTGTTGCATCGACAGCAATGTTGTCATCAGCATTCGCACAAGAAAAGGACACACAAACAGAACTAGAAAAAAAAGGAATGTTTTACTGGGCTCAAAAACCAGCACAATGTTCTAGTAGTGATGCAGTAGTTGAACAACTAAAAAAACATGGTGAACTTCCTACCGTATGGATGGAAGGTCTTACTGGAATGCCAAATGGTTCTTTTAACAACTCAAAATTTGTTATTGCAATCAATCCAAAAGCAGACCCTGTAACATGGACATTACTTGAATTTGTGGATAATGGAAAACAGGCTTGTATTCTTGGATTTGGTCAAGGAATGATAAATATCAGTACACCAGAAAAACAAGATGGTGTGAAAACATGAACATAGTCTGGCACCTATTATTGACAGTGTGCCTTGGAAGTACCTGTGTAGAACAGGATGTTCAGTGGTTTGATGAAGAAGAACAGTGTAAAGAACTATTACCAGTGTACGCTGGTATTCCTACTGATGGTGATTGGGATACAGTCGAATATATCTGCAAACCTGTAGGAAGTAGAGGAGTATAGAATGTACGAATATAAATGTAAACTAGTCAAGGTCGTTGATGGTGACACAATTGATGTTGACATTGATTTGGGTTTTGGTGTATGGATGCAAAATCAAAGAATCAGAATGTATGGAATTGATACGCCTGAATCTAGAACATCTGACCCAATTGAAAAAGTGTATGGTAAAGCTGCATCTGCATTTCTAACTAAATGGACAAATGCTGGTGACCTTACTTTGAAAACATTCAAAGATGGTAAGGGTAAGTATGGACGTATTCTAGGAGAGATTTGGTTTGGTGGTGAACACAATATCAATCAACTTTTAGTAGACAATCATCATGCAGTACGCTACTATGGTCAATCTAAAGATGAGATTGCAGAAGAACATATTGCAAATCGTTCTATTTTGTCCTTGACAAATGAAGAGTAATTTGGTATAAATATAATACAATTTGATGATACAAATCAAATACTGGACAGGACATGGGGGCAGTACCCATCGCCTCCACCATAATCTCACTTCTAGATGAGATATTGAATCACTGCTTGGGAGTGGGATTATGATGGGGGCGAACTAGGTTCGACTGACAGGGATAGAGGCGAGTAGAATTGTCGGATGACTGCGTAATAGGTCAAAACTCGTAAATGCAAACGATAACAATGCATATGTAGATTACGCTATCGCAGCTTAATCGTACTGAGTTTCGGTGGTGTACTTGGAAACAGAAACACCACCACTTAATTTTGGAGATAGTATGTACAAGGTGACAGGATATTTTAAAGACCACAAAGTAGTTAGACACTTTGTTGACCTGTACGATGCTATTGATTTTAAGGATAGTGTGGATGCACATTATCCAGTGAAACTGACGATGAAAAAGGTAATTGATATGCGAGAATTTATATATGATGCATGGAATGGTGTTATGAATATGGATAAAAATCCATTGAGACATATTCCAGATACATCAACCAGACACATGGTATTGCAAGTATTAGCATGGATGTGGTGTATAGTGTTTTCTTTTTACGTTGGTAGTTTCTGGGTATTTGGTATTAGTGCAGTCGCACACATTTTTTTACTTGGTGCAATCGTAATCACAGTCGCAACCTTTGAAACCGCAAAACGTAGACCTACATTCTTTCAAGACTTCCCAACATCTACACCAAGTCGTAGTAGAATGTATATGTGGATGAATGGACAAAAGATTAAATTAGACCCACAGGATAAGGGTGGCGAACATGAATAAGTTCAAACAGTGGTGGCATGAGACTGATAGTATTGAAATGGTTCTATTTGCAACCATCTGGAGTCTATTTGGTTACGGTGCATATGTAGTAATACTTGAACTAGTAGATATGGTGATGCCTTAATACATCCGTGTGGGGTCACGGTTAATCCCACTTCTTTAATTTAATAGGAAAGATTATGAATATGGAAAAGTTGATGACCCCTAAGAAATTCTCTCTTGCAGTAGAACAGGTAGTACAGGAATGTGGTTGTTCTCACATGGAAGCAGTACTAGATTATTGTGAGAAGAATAATATTGAACCAGATACAGTAAAACCCCTTATCACAAAATCTCTCAAAGAGAAGATTGAGTGTAATGCAAGGGATTTACATTATTTACCCAAAGTCGCACAGTTACCAATATAATGGAAGCGTATGACGCATACAAAGTATATCATGCGTTGAAACTTCACTTTACTAGTAACTACGACTATGCAAAATATAATGGTAAGGCGAATGTGAGTGTGGACTCGTTCTTGAAACGAAAGGACAGACCCTTCTTTGGTCGTGTTGCACGAAAGTACAAAGACGATACCAAGGACTTCTTCATATCCAACTTTATAGTTAATCCCAAAGGCTGGGTTGGAAATTTTAACGATGAGAATTATTTGAACTGGAAGAAAAGAAATCAATCCCTCAAGTATAATTACAAATCAGAACTTACAGAGTTATTCAACAAGGTTGAAACCTTTGATGATATCTTTGCTAGTGATGGACAACATCCCTTGTTGTTAAAACAATTCATGTCTAAGAAGACTTCAATGGAGACAGTAGCGATACTGGAATCACTTCTTGGATTTTGTAGTAGATTCGATAAACAGATACAGGAAACGATAATATGGCCCGATAGAAAAAAACTGATAAAAAATTATAGTAACCTCTTGACAAATGACGTAAATGAGTATAGGATAATAACAATGCAGTTAGTAAAGGAGCATTTCAATGACTGATTCAGTCGTAAAAGAACGAGACTTCTATCGTGCGAAGCTCGAACAAGCCCAAGGTCGTATCCGTAGTCTGGAACATGACTTGGCAGAACTTCAGACAAGGGATAAAACCCTTACTGAAAGGGTGAAGCATCTTGCTTCTAACCCACCTCGTAGACCAAGGAGTCGCTATGCCCGACACTAGGTCTTACAAAATATTCCAAGGCGGTTATGTCATCCCAGCAAAGGATGACAGGCCTGCCGACTATGTGAAAGCAAAACCACCTGTATTTCATTGTCAAGTATTTAATGGAAAACAGACTACCGCTTTCTTTACTAGAAAAACATATGCTGAAGCAAAACAAGAAGGAGAGGAGTCAATGAAACTTGGAAGTTGAACTTGTAGACCACATGGGTGATGACCTCTCTGTAGTAAATGCAGCGAGGGTATCATTTGGTAAAAAGAAAACACAGTTTGAACACGGTGACCTCAAACTGATTAGGTTTCTCGCAAGAGAAGACCACTGGAGTCCTTTTGGACACGCATCTATGCAGTTCCATATTAAGGCACCAATTTTTGTCGCAAGACAATTAGTTAAACACCAAGTAGGTTTGGTGTGGAACGAAATATCCAGAAGGTATGTAGATGACGAACCAGAATTCTACACACCGATAGAGTGGAGACTAAGAGCAGAAGACAAGAAACAAGGTAGTAGTGAAGAGACTGTTGAATACAACATTGATAGTGCAATTCAGTTCGTGACACAGACATATAAGAATTTGTTGAACGCCAACATCGCACCAGAGATGGCAAGAATGGTTCTGCCACAAAACCTTTATACAGAATGGTACTGGTCTGGTACACTGATGGCATTTGCAAGAGTATGTAATTTACGTTGTGCAAAGGACACTCAATACGAGACACAGATAATCGCAAATAAGATAGATGAATATGGACACACACTTTTCCCAGCATCCTGGCCTGAACTCAGAAATATTGATTCAGAATAGAATGACATTAGAGAACGCTTTTTGTTTTGGTAACGGAAAGTCAAGACTTGATTTTGATATGAATATCATCGAAGGTCGAGGCACTACGTTTGGATGCAATGCAATCTATCGTGATATGAAGGTTGACCATCTGGTAACAGTGGACAATGAAATCACTCATGAGATATACAGGAGTGGTTACTGCATGGACAATCATACTCACATTCGTGATTGGAATGTGTTGCCTATGTACTTCTTAGACGATATGAAGAATGACTATACAGATGCAGACATTCATGTTGAGAAGGATGATATTGGATTTGTGATACACGGTTCTAATACTGCTGATGTTGAATCACACTTCCAGAAGATTGTACAAGAGAATCCAGACATTGATATTAAGAAACTGGAATGGGAACGCAAACAGGTTAAGACCTTTATCACTGGTGTGAAAGAGAATGACCTTGCAAAGAGTATTGAGAATGATAGGATGCAGAGTTGTGGTGTTCTGTCCATACAAATCGCTTGTGAGATGGGTGCAAGGAATGTGTTTATAATTGGACACGACTTGTATTCAAATAACATGAAGTTAAACAATGTCTATGGTGGTACAACTGGATATCTACCAGAGACTTCAAATTATGTGAAGCCTGACAATTGGATTGTCGGTCACAAAACAAATTTTGACAAGTACCCAGAGGTTCAATTTTACAAGGTGAATAAAGATGTTCTAGGAACAAATGACACCTGTTGTTTTGTTGAAGGATGGCGTGATTGTCAAAATCTACAGTATATTACTCAAGAAGAAGTCCAAAGACTCCTTGACTTTGGGTGGATGATGTAGTATACTAAATACTATTATATAATGAAAGAACGTGAAATAAATCAACATACGATAACATACAATAGGAGAAAATTATGTCGTTAGATACCCTAAGACGAGCAAATACGCTCGATAAACTACTCTCTCAAGTTCAAGCAGAGAGTGCCCCCCAAGAGAAGAAGTCTTATGTAGACGAAAGACTGTGGAAACCAGAACTGGATAAGTCTGGTAACGGTTATGCAGTTATTCGTTTCCTACCAGCACCAACAGGCGAGGAATTGCCTTGGGTGAAACTTTGGAAACACGCTTTCCAAGGGCCAACTGGTAAGTGGTACATTGAGAATTCTTTGACTACTTTGAACGGTGGTAAAGACCCTGTATCTGAGTACAACTCCTCACTCTGGAATTCTGGTCTTGAATCAGATAAGGAGATTGCGAGGAAGCAGAAACGTAAACTTGAGTACTACTCAAATATCTACGTTGTTGCAGACTCCAAACACCCAGAAAATGAAGGGAAGGTATTCCTCTTTAGGTTTGGTAAGAAAATCTTTGATAAAATGATGGCTGCAATGCAACCAGAATTTGAAGATGAGACTCCTATCAATCCTTTCGATTTTTGGGAAGGTGCGAACTTCAAACTGAAGATTCGTAAGGTAGATGGTTACTGGAACTATGATGCGTCCTCTTTTGAGGCAGTGTCACCATTGTCAGATGACGATGCAGTTCTAGAGGAAATCTATAACAAGCAGTACTCATTGCAAGAGTTCCTTGCACCAACCAACTTCAAGTCATATGATGAGTTGAAGAAAAGATTGGACGATGTTCTATCTGGTACGGTGACTGCAAGTGCTGCTGCAATGATGGATGAGGCGGTTGTTGAGACACCTGTAATGAAGAGTGAACCAGCACCGACTATGCCTTCAATGGCAAGTCCTACTGAAGATGAAGACGATACAATGTCTTACTTTCAGAAACTTGCTCAACAGTAGAGGGTAGGTTATCCATCCCTGTGCAGAAAGTCTCTTACCAGAGTCGTAACACCACAAAAAGATAACACTTAGTAGAAGAAGATGGAGAGGCAGGGGCAACCCTGTCTCTCTTTTTTACTAAATAGTGGTGTAAGTCGTCAATGGGAGAGAGAGATGATTGAGATTGTTGCTGCCGTTTCGGCAGCGTCTAGTGCGTTCAACGCCATCAAAAAAGGTTTTGAGGTCGGCCGTGATATTGAATCTATGGCCGGAGATATGGGTCGATGGATGGGTGCAGTATCAGATATTAGAAAAGCAGAAGAATACAATAAGAAGCCACCCCTCTTTAAAAAGATATTTCAGGCAGGGTCAGTGGAAGAAGAAGCTATGCAAATCTTTATGGCAAAAAAGAAGGCCGAAGATATGCGTGGACAACTAAAACAGATTATTACATTTAGTAGGGGCCCAAGTGCATGGGAAGAACTCTTGAAAACTGAGGGCGAAATTCGTAAGAAACGTCAAGCAATGATATATGCACAAAAAGAACGACAACGATTTTGGGTAGAGGCATTCTTTGGTACAATATTAATTAGTGGAATGTTATTTTTAGGTTATCTATTCATACTATGGTTAATGTCAGTAAAGGGTGTTTAAGTATATATTTGCGTTACTGGTAATCGCATTTGCTTTACCATCGACATCTGCATTATCAATAGGAAGAACATACAACGCTGAAGAAAAGGCAAAAGATAAAGTACTCGTTACTTGTAGACTTGCAAAAAAGAAAATAGTATTAACCCAGAAGATTTGTATATATCTAGGCCCAAACAAAACTACCGACACAGTTTTTATCGACAGATTTGAATACTGTCCTAGAGAAATAAAGTGTGTATACGAACCAAATAAAAGTACACCCATGATTGAAGAAATGATGAAAAGCATGGAAGAAAGTTTGAAAAAGAGATGACCGCAATTATTCTCACAATAACTCTTATACTGTTAATCGTATTGATAGCCTGGTGTACATGGATGTATGAAGTTCATGTTCCACACATTCCAGAATCAGAAAGTGAACGACACGTTAGAGAGATGAAACTGCGTATCGCAGATGCAGAGTGGAAGTTCAATAATGAACTTGCTAAGTACCGATGATACACGCATTTATGTTAGTAGTTGTTATGGGAACAGGTGAGTTTCGACAGATACAACCCAATGCAATGATATTCAGAAGTATTGATGTGTGTCAGTATTATGCAAAACGCATTCCCAGACAATACGGTAATTACTCATACAATTCGTATGTAGACCCCAAAGATAGAGTCACTGCATATTGTAAACCTGTCAAAGTTCAAGATGGGCCAAATGTCTATGACCACTAAAGTGCTGGTACTGTTCCTGCTGGTGGAGAAGTGTCTCTCAACGGTGCGATAGTAGTTGTACTTGCGTTAGAAGTTCTCTGTGCATTAACCACGTTGTTGTTATTGACTATCTGTACTTGTTGTTGTTCAGTTTGAAGTCTCTGCAATTCTGCAATTTTTTCGTTAAGGTCTGCAACCTTACGTTTTTCATCTCTATCTGAAATACCAACAGAACCAAAGTTTCCTTTATCAATTTTTGATTGAAACCTGTCACGTTCCATTTCGGCACTCATAATTTGGTCTTCATAATCTACGGTATTACCAGTAGGTTTTACTTCAGAAGACTCATCACCAAATCCAAAGAAACTTAATATTTTACCAGCGCCTGGAATAGACTTAACCAGACCCATGATGTCAATATCAAATAATCCTTTGAAGAAGTCAATAATATCAGTGACAACACCAACAATTAATCCACCAAGTGAGAATGGTTCAACATTACCCTGTTCATCTTCACCAAATCCAAAGATACCTCTGAGGAAGTTGATTGCAAGGTTATATGGTGCAAAAACGATATCAATTAACTTGGTTGCAATACCAGCAACAGATGCATCCTCATCAGAGAATGTAAATAATCCAACAACCCAATCCTTTGCAGCAGTAAAACCACTAGTGACTGCTGTTGCAATACCAGAGAATACTGCACTCATCTTTTCTTTTACAGCACCGATTGCATCTGACAATTTTGGTGCATTACGGAAGTCTTCAAGTGCTTGTTGTGCGTTTGCAGTTCTTTCTGCGGCAAGACGTTCTAATTCAGCTCTTTGTTCTGGTGATGCAACTTCAAATCCAGATGCTCTGAGAGATGATTCGGAACGTGCAACATCTGTGATACCATTTACTGTAGATGTTGACAAGTTATTACCATCAGTAGACACCGCACCAGCCTGTTTTAGTTTTGCTTCCTGTTCTGCCGCCTTTGCAACTTCTTCTTCTGCATCGTCACCACCAAATCCAAAGAAACTAAACAAACCCTTAACCTTGTCTTTGACAAAATTTATGGCAGCTGCAACACCATCTTTGATAGTTTGAACAAGGTCAAAGTCTGGTAATTCAAATCCAGCAAAACTA